TAGGGGTGAAGAGAGCGTGACCAACCTCATGCCCCACCAAGAGGTCATAGACGATGTTAGATGCCTTGTCCCAATTAGGCAGGGTAAGCACACGGGTGTCCACATTGAACTGTGCTGTAGAACAGTTGCGGTGCTCAACAATCAGGTTCTCGGTTGCCAGCAAACGGGCAAGGTTACCTTTGATTGCTTGGGTGGTCATGGCTTCTCTTGCGTTGATGCATATAGTATATACGCAAAAAGGGGAGTCCGAAGACCCCCCTATGCCGCTTCTGCAACTGTCTCTCGGACAACAGAATAGTTTTTTACTTTCTCACATTGTAGAGTTCTATCAAACTTTCCATCAAGATTTTCTTTGTGAGAGATCACAAACACATTAGTGTCATCATCAAAGTTACGAAGGATCCATCCTAGTTCGCCAGTACCATTCTGATCTAGAGAACCATCAAAGATCTCATCTAATATGAGGATGTTAGTATCGACGCTATTCTTAAGTTTAGCAACAGCACGCCAAGTAAGCAGAAGAGCGATGTCAATACGAGCTTTCTCTCCCTCGCTGAAGGATTCGTAAGAGAACGTATCCCTGTATCTTGACTTGATTGTTTCCTCAAAGTTCTCGTCCAGTGCGAAGTTGACATAGAAGTCCATATTCTGAAGGTACTGGTTGATGAGTTTGTTCATCACAGGAAGATATCTCTTGATGATCCTGGTTTTGATTCCATTATCTTTCAAGAGTTGTGACGCTGCAAGAAGTGTGTCACGTTCTTCTTTGATCTCGGAGATCTGTTTCTTCAGTTTCAGGTATTCTTCCTGTAAATATTTTAACTTCTCGTCTGCTTCTGACGAATCAGATTTATTATTTCTTAATAATTCAATCTGGTCCATCAGGTCTTTGACTTGCAACTGAATGCGTGTGATGGTAGAGTTTGCTATTGCAATATCAGAATTAACTTTGTTGATAAGTTTAGATGTTTCGATATAGTTTGATTCTTTTTCTTCCTCAAGTTTAATAGCAATATCCATTTCATCAAAGCCCTTGTTTAGTTCTTTGATGGACTCCATGATAGTAGTAATTCTAGCATCCTTCAACTCTTCTGTAATTGACTGACTACAAGTAGGACATGTAGAGTTGTGCATAAAAAACTCATGTTCTTTTTTATGCGTAGAAAACTTTTGTTGAATCTTTCCCTTTAAAGTGTTTAACTTTTTAAGTTTTGTTGGTGTATAAGAGTTGGTTTCTAAATCTTTAGAATATTTTTCACTTTCTGCGTTAAGGTTGTTAACAATTTCAATAGTTTTTTCTTCTTCTGCTAACAAAGAGGCAATGGCATTCTGTTTTTCAACAACAGTCTCTTCGTTTTTCTTGCTGATGTGTTCGATGTATTGCTTTTGCATCAGAATTTTTTCTTCAGCAAGATTAGATTGATAGTCAATCTGCTTCATCTCATCTGTAGACATCTTCACCTTGTCTTTCAACACGGTGTTCATTACAGAGAAGATCTGAATGTCAAGAATGTCTTCAATGATGTCCCTACGTTGAGCAATAGGAAGACGCATGAAAGGAACGAAGGTGCTACTTCCCAGCACCACAATCTGGGTGAAAGATTTGTAGTTCATCTTGAGAATGTTAGTCTCAAGATGCTTCTGATAATCGTTGGTTGTGCTGGACTGGTCAAGCATCTGACCGTTCTGGTAGATCTCAAAGACGCCAGGCTTGATACCACGAACAACCTTGAAGTCGTTCTTTGAAATACTAAACTCGATCTCAACCACACAATCCTTCTGATTGATGCTATTCACCAGCATCGGTTTGTTGATCTTACGAAATGGTTTCCCAAACAGGGAGAAAGTTAGTGCATCCAGAATGGTAGACTTGCCAGCACCATTAGCACCAATAATCAAATTTGTTTTTGAAGCTAGCAAGTCAATCTCGGTGAATACATTTCCAGTAGATAAGAAATTTTTCCAACGGAGTTTTTTAAAGACAATCATTCTGGATCAATTGGCGGAATAATAAAATCATCAACGCTTATTATAGCATACCTGTGGTCTCTTTGCTCACAAGCTGCAATAATAAGTTCCTTTTCTATTTCAACTAACTGTAATTCAGGTGCCTCCTCATCTTCTATGAGTTGGAGGGCATAACGTTCTGCGTCATCTTGACACTCGAAAATGGGGACTACTTTATCCCCACTAATACGATCAATGATAGAAAACACACCCTCTGGGTGGTCAACCAGAGTCAATATGTACGCAGCATCCGTCATACCATCTCACAGCTTTCAATATATAGGTTCCTCATGAGTTTCTTCAGTGATGTTTTGTCTACGGAAATCTCCACCTCATCGATATATTCGTTCAGAAGTGTGAGGGTATCTTTTACTTCAATGTCAACATCATCGGTTTCGTCCTCACTCACAAGAGTCTCAACAACTTTGATATCATGTACACCAGCAGCATACAAAGAATCAATCATTGTTTCGAACCTGTAGTAGTCTCTCTTTTCTTCTACAACTACTTTAACAAAGGTATCTTTGTACTCCGTGTAGTCAAGAACCATGTCTTTATCTACATCATTGTAGTAGACCTTCTTGAAGATCTCATATGGATTCTTGACTCTAGTCAGTCTATTTGTCTTTGGTTGCCACAGATGAAATCCACGCTCATCCTTGTAATCATTCCAGAACATCTGGTAAGGATTACCTAGGTATGTGATGTTGCCCTTGCTTGACTTGTGATGGTAGTGACCAGAGAAGACTTGTTTGAAGTCCTTGTAGATAGAAGGATCATGTCCGTGCTCCATCTTAAGCCCAGGTGTTACTTCGAAACCGTCAAGTTCGAGGTGTCCCATGACAATTTGTGCATCTGTTTGTTGGAGATGTTCCATCGTCGATGCTTCGTTCTCCCTGTTGATCCAAGGGACAAAACAAACTTTCGTACCTTCAATAGTAACAGTAGTAGCCTCATCGTAGACACGAATATTATCATAGTCACCTAGCAATAAGTCAGGAGAGTTGATGGAGTTTGTGTTCTTGTAGTACACACAGTGGTTGCCCAAGATTGTATGCACTGTAATACCCATTTCATTCAGGCGATCAAAGTAGTGAGTACGAACACGATTCCATACATTGAAGTCAATACCTTTACGGTTGTCAAATGTGTCACCCAAGTCGATGATCTCTTTGATACCTTTCTTCTCTAGCGTAGGAAAGAAGACATCATCATAGAATTTTTGAAAGTAGTTCCAGAATGCCAAACTACCCTTACGACCGTCTAGATGTTGATCAGTAATCAGTGCTACAGTCATCGGTTCATTCTTGTCTCAATGTTTTCTTTGATGCTACCCATGTCTGCATAAGAAGCATTCATACCAGCCATGTCACCTTCATAGGTTTCTGTGTACATGACTTCTTGGTGACCAGATCTTTCAAGGATCTTACTCTTAATTTCTAGTTGACGCTTCTCTTTCTGAATTCTACGAAGGAAAGCATAGTAGATGATCTGGGTGAAATAGGCAAAGGGATTAGAAGACTTCTCTGGATTAAAGTTATCAATATACTGGAGACAGTTCTCAATACCATCACAGATCATGTCCTCGCGGAACATGTAGTTGACAAAGTTTGGTTTGTAAGACAGGTGGGTGGCAATCTTCAGGAAACATTCACCAATGTAATTTGGTACAAGCGGTTTCGATTTACCTTTCTTTTTGGCGAGCTCGACCTTACGTTTATATTCCACGATTGCTTCGAGGAACTCTTTATTATTAACGTAGTATTCGGTCTTTGCCTTTGCCATCTAGTTGCTATTTGCTGACAACAGTATAACTCAATTCTGTAATTCTGTCAATAGCTTGACAAGAGACCTAAAACCTAATAGAATAACTCTGTAAGGGTTCAAGAGACATATTAGCTTTTATTAAATAGAGCTTCTAATTTCTTTTTAGTTTCTTCTACAGAACCTAGGTATCCCATCTCTCTAGAGATCTCATTTGTTTTTGATTCTGGTTCATCCGAGTCAATATTTTTTACATTCATTATGTAATACAACCTGACTCTCTCATCTAGTTCAGAGATGGTTAGTACCTTATCCATTTGAATAATAAACATATCATCATAAGAAGAACAAATCCATTCTTTTAATGAGAATCCGTCAATTTGTTTTCCAGCTTTCTTTGTTGTTACTCTTTCAACTAGTAAAGGATTCTCCATTAATAAAGAATCTTCATCAGTCATGTAGCAAACTTTGGATACAAGCTCTTCACCAGATACCAGTTTTATTGTTGCATAAAATTCTTCTTCCATGCTTATCTTAAATCTATTTTTATTGTTTCATATTTAAAGTTTTCTTCCTGGTAGATTGCAATCCTCTCATAGAGGTGTTTAAGTGTATAATTTTCTCGACGACCAGATATGTCATCTGCAATATCATAGAGAGTAGCAATGTCTTTCCCTTCTCCCTTCCTCAAAACACGACCTATACTCTGTAAGTTACGTACTCTTGATTTAGAAGGTGATGCGAAGATGATGTTGTGCAGTCTCCTGATATTGATACCAGTGCTGAATGTTCCGTAAGAAGCAATGATCACTGCATTGTCTTCTTTTTCTGTAATGAGTCTTACAGCTTCACGATCTTCAATGTCAGTGCCGCCGTGTACAAAAAATACTTTTCTTTCATTACCAACACTGTTATTTATGAGTTCGTAAAGTGGTTCACCATGCTTCTCGACATAGTTGAATAGCACCAATGTATTACCACTGATGTCATTAACTAAATTCTTGATGAGGTTGTTTCTTTTTTTGTGAGTAACAATGTATTCCATTTCAGAATGGAAGTCTGCAAAGTGTTGATACTCATGCTTACACACCAGAACTTTAATCCTGAAGTTTGATAGATAACCTTTCTTGATAAGATCATCAGTCTTTGTAACTTTCTCACATGCACCAAACAATCCTTCCAGCACCCACTTGTGAGTCTTACTTCCGTCAAGAGTTCCAGTGAATCCGAAACGATACTTGGCATTGTGAAGCTTGGTCATGATTCCTGTGAGGGACTTCGACTTAAATAAGTGTGCTTCATCTCCGATAACACAATCAATGTCATCAAAGTATCTTTTCGGGAACTTGTAGATAGACTGCCATGTGGAGATGATAACTGGTTTGTCAGTATTCTTATCTTTGCCCGAATATATGGTATGACAATGTTCGTCGGCGGACCATCCATAGTCTTTAAAATCCTTGATCATCTGCTCCACCAGTGAAGTAGTAGGAACTACGAGCAGAATCTTTTTACCTGTCGCAACATAGTACCTCACGATACTATAGATCATAAGTGACTTACCAGATCCTGTTGGTGACAGGAACAATCCTCTGTTGTTTTTGAGGGCTTGATAAACGGTGTTGTACTGATAGTCTCTTGGTGGATATTTAGAGATCTTATCCATAAAGACCTTGACACCACCAGGAGATACTAACTGGTTTGGCTCCTCTACGTCGCCATACCAATCATTGCTTTCATATTTAATTTGATACCTGCGTTCCTTACACCACTCTTTTAGATGTGGTAGAAGACCGTTATACAGTTCTCCTGTAGCAGGGGAGTATAGATGGATCATTCCATCCCAGTATCTGAAGCGTGGTTGTCTTTTTAAAAACTTTGCCTCTGGTAGCTCAAAAGAAAAATAGTCTGCTAACTCTCTATGTACGTGTGGTTCTGAATTGACTGTTAGATAAACTTCATTCTTCTTCTTGACGACGATGTTAGACATCACGCACTCCCGTTAATAAATTTTTCCCATTCAATAGCACTCTTGATAGCAAAACCTCTGTTGGAGATCTGGCGCATCACTTGGTCTAGGTAGTACAACATTTGGTCAATGAACTTGACCTTCGCTTCTAGATTGATAATTTCGTCATCTGATTCCAGATAGACTTTCATCTTTTCGGAAGTCTTGATACTTGCCCCAAACGGTTTCTCGGCGTATACTCTTGCGTCAGCTTCTCCGCCGTAGTATTCTCGTTTGTCTTTTACAAGTCTACGAACCTCAAACTCTAAAGAGGTTTTAATTTGTGAAAGGTCTGTGTAATGGTTTAAGTATTTATTGTGTTGAAAGGGGATCTCTAACGCAAGCTTTGCAAGATCCTCTGTGTATTCCTTATTCTTAAATTGAAAATCAATTTGTGTATCTTGTGCCCACTCTTCCTTAATTTTCTGGAAGCGATTATGTAGTTGGTCAAATTTCATAGAATCCTGAAGTTCTTATCACGTAAAGTATAGCGTGTATACTTGAAGGTTACATTGGCGGTAAAGAAATCAATGTCGTTTACACTGGCATCGAATGATAGTTCTGTTAGAGATACTGGAAACAGTCTTTCAAAATCGATAAAGAAATTAGCGTTATGATTTGATGTAGAGATTTGTAATTGACCAGCGGAATAACCCTCTCCCTCTACATCTCCATCTCTATCCGCATTTCCGTTATCACGAATCCAATTCCAGATAGAAGAATAATTTACCATGTCTTCATCTACGATAAAACGAAGCTGAAGATCACCATAAGTTACTCCACCACCAGCAATAATTGGATACTCCCTGAACCTTGTAGGTACTTGAGTAACCTGCGCGGATACATCAGGGAGATTGACTGCTTGGCACAAGAAATCTACTGCAGCAAATCTTTCAAGCTTCAACTTGAAACCTACTGGTGTTAGGTAGTTTCTATTTACTAACTGTTCCTTGTACCAATCGGCAGACATGTCAACTTCCCAAGCTACTACTATTTAGCAGTCGTTGAAAACTTGTCCTACTTGAGATCCTAGTTCTGATCCCGCCTTCTGACCTAACAATAAAGCCCATCCACCTGCTAACCATCCGATGTAAGGTATGTTCATCACAGCAGGAACAGCAACACCAGCAGCGAGAGCACTACCCGCCATAGCACCTTGTGACCGAGCTCCAGCGTCCGCGATTAAACATTCTACTTGTTTCGCAGACTTTCCCTCGGAGTTTGTATCACCTCCAAGGTTACGAGTTCCTTCTCTGGTATATTGATCTCTACGATATTCCACTCTTTTTTCTGTACCACCTCCAAACATTCCTCTCTTCTCTTTGTTAAGGTTAAGAGATCTTTCTGATTCTAAAACTTTGGGATCATCTGAACGATACTCAATCTCATATCCATCTTTGCCAGCTTTAATTTTGTAAGATGAATATGGTCCTCTTGGAATATTGATTGTGGGAACTGGTTGCACTTTTTCTTGAGGTCTCAAAACATAACCTAAAAGACCAATATGTGACAAAGCAAATAAACTTCCAGCAACAACAGCAACAGTTTTTAGTGGAAACCTAGAGGATTTATTAGGCTCTACGGTAGTATTAGAATTTTTTCTCTGTTCCTGCAGTTTTGCTTCTTTTGCTGCTTTCGCTTCTTCTAGGGTTGCCATTATTCTCTATGACGTAGAGCAATAATTATTTAGACAAGAGTAGATCTAAATTCA